TATACAGTTGAGAAGATTCATAAGGTTGTAGAGTGGGCGATAAAAGACATCGCTAACGTTTCTTGGTCAGATATAGAGATGAATGCCAACCTCTCTTTAAAGGATGGAATAACCACAGAAGAAATCCATCAAATCTTAATCAAGTCTGCTAACGATCTAACTTCTCCCAGCAAGCCAAACTATCAATATGTTGCATCTAGACTATTGAATATGTCTCTCAGAAAAGATCTTTGGGAAAACCATGATGCTCCACCAAGTTTGTTGTCTCATATATCTAATAACGTAAAAGCTGAAATATATGATGAAACTCTATTATCAAAGTGGAGTAAAGAACAAATAGATCAGATTGAGAAGTTCGTTGATCATGATAGAGACTATCTATACACCTACGCTGGATTACAGCAGATGATAGATAAGTATCTTATTAAGAATAGGTCTACTGGACAGATGTATGAAACACCACAGTTTGCTTATGTAGCAATCGCTATGTCTTTATTTGATACCGTAGAGGAAGTAGAAGAGGCATATGAATGTTTCTCTACATTTAAGATTAATCTTCCAACTCCAATCATGGCTGGAGTAAGAACTAAAATCAAACAGTTTGCTAGCTGTGTTCTAGTAGACGTTGAAGATGATCTTGATTCTATATTTTCAAGCGTACACGCTGTTGGAAAGTATACTGCAAGAAGGGCTGGCATTGGTTTAAATATTGGCCGCATTCGCCCAATTAACTCTAGCATTAGGGGCGGCGAAGTAATTCATACTGGTCTTATCCCATACTTAAAGATATTTGAGTCAACGGTTAAAGCAACAAGTCAGAATGGTATTCGTGGTGGTTCTGCTACTGTGCATATTCCATTTTGGCACTATGAAATTGAAGATATAATGACATTAAAGAATAACGCGGGAACTGACGATAATAGAGTAAGAAAGCTAGATTATTCTGTTCAGTTTAACAAGTTATTCTATGAGCGTTTAATTAAAAATGAAGACATTACACTAATGAGTCCTCATGAAACTGGTGGTCTTTATAGTTCTATGAACAATAATGAAGACTTCAAAAAGCTATATGAAAAATATGAAAACGCTCGCTACGTAAAGATGAAGAAGAAAATTAACGCAAGAAAGCTTGCTGAAATTTTTACCAAAGAGAGATTAGAAACTGGTCGCATTTATGTTATGAATATTGATAATGCTAATGAGCATGGATCATGGGATGCCCCAGTTTACATGAGTAATCTATGTCAAGAAATTATCCATCCAACTAAACCAATATCATCTATAGATGACAAAGAAGGCGAAATTGGTATTTGTATTCTGTCAGCATTAAACCTACTTGAACTGGAAGATAACAAGGACATAGAAAAAGCTTGCTCTATTGCTGTAAAGTCTTTAGAATCTATTATTGATTATCAAGATTATCCAGTAGCGGCTGGTGAAAACTTTACAAAGAATCGTAGATCACTTGGAATTGGTATTACTAATTTTGCTGCATTTTTAGCAAAGCACAAGCTAAAATATGATGATGCCGAAACATTAAGATTAGTTCATGAAATCATGGAAAAAATTCAGTGGTACTTACTAAATGAGTCCTGCAAACTTGCTGAACTCAAGGGTCCATGTAATAAATTTAATGAGACTAAATATTCTCGCGGATTGCTTCCAATCGATTGGTACAAAAAAACAGTTGACGAACTGGTTAAGCCAGAGTATATTATGGATTGGGAGGGTTTGAGAGCTAGGATCAAAATTCATGGTCTAAGACACTCTACTCTGACTGCTATAATGCCCTGTGAGTCCTCTAGCGTCATCCAGAACAGCACAAATGGAATTGAACCTGTCCGTAGCCTCATGTCTTATAAAAAGGCTAAGAACGGCATCCTCAAGCAATTAGTGCCAAATTATGCTTCTCGTAAAAATTACTATACTTTAGCGTGGGAAATGCCAAACAACAAAGCAATATTAAATATTTGTGCAGTGTTACAAAAATTTGTTGATATGAGCATAAGTGTTAATTTATACTATAATTATTCCCATTATCCTGACGGCAATATTCCTTTGAGTATTTTGATCAAAGATCAGATACAGGGGTATAAATATGGTGTAAAGAACTTTTATTATTGCAATACGCCAGATTCTGATGGTAATACTGAAAAAGATTTGTTATCTACCTGTGAGGGTGGTTCTTGTGCAATATAATTTAAAAGAAATGTTATTATATGACCCCAACACTGGAAATATATTCTGGAAAATAAATCCTAATTTGGGATATACAAAGGCGGGAGATATCGCAGGTACTATTGATAATAAGGGGTATATAGTAATATCAGTAGGATATAAAAGATATAAAGCACACAGATTGGCATGGTATTTGTATTATGATGAATGGCCTAAAAATCAAATAGATCACATTGATAGAAATAAACAGAATAATTGTATTAATAATTTACGAGATGTCACACAAGAAATTAATCAAAGTAATTCACATGTTAGAAAAGATTCAACTAGTGGGTATAGAGGTATTTCTTGGAATAAAATAAGAAAAAAGTGGCAAGTAAGAATACAAATTAATGGTAAACGCAAAGAGTTAGGCTTTTTTGATGATATAAATAAAGCTATAGAAAGAAGATTGGAACATGAAAACAATATTAAATACTAAAAACGTTGACTACTTGAAGCAACCATTATTTTTAGGCGAAAACTTATCATTACAGAGATATGATAAATTTAAATATCCAGTATTTTTTGATTTATATAAGAAACAAATTGAATTCTTTTGGCGTCCAGAAGAAATAGAACTGAAGAAAGATCGTAATGACTTCAAAAATGATGATATTATGAGTGAGAATGAAAGATTTATTTTTACATCTAATCTTAAATATCAGACTATGCTTGACTCAGTTATTTGCCGGGGAGTACCAAGTTTTAATCAATATGTTTCTAATCCAGAATTAGAAGCTTGTATGAATGTTTGGCAATTTTTCGAACAAATTCATAGTTACAGCTATACATATATTATTAAGAACGTATATAATAATCCTAGTGAAATATTAGATAGCTGTTTAACAGACAAAGAAATTCTCAAACGAGCTAATGTAGCAATAAAAGAATATAACGCTTTACGAGAAGTAGGTCATTCCGGCAAAGTTAAAGATATAAAAAAGCAGATTTACCTAACTCTCATTAGCGTTAACATACTTGAAGCAGTTAGATTTTATGTCTCATTTATTTCTGCATTCGCGTTTGCAGAAAATAAGAAAATGATCGGTAATGCAGACATTATTAAACTAATAAAACGCGATGAGGCATTACATCTTTATAATACTCAGGAAATTATTAAGATTCTTCATAATGTTCCAGAAGAGGGATTTGTAAAGATAGCAGAAGAATGCCAAGAAGAAGCCGTAGCAATGTTTGAATCCGCAGCAAATGAGGAAAAAGCATGGGCAGAATATCTATTTAAAGATGGATCAATCATTGGCTTAAATGAAAAGGTAATGGCTGAATACATTGATTGGCTATGTATGACCAGAAGAAAGAATATAGGACTACCATACGATAAGGGTTGTAGAAACCCAATATCTGGATGGACTGACCCTTGGATGAATAGTGAATCAGTACAAGTTGCACCACAAGAGCATGAAATTACTTCATATAAGATTGGTGCTAGTAAGAATGACTTAGAGGATGTTGACCTAGGAGGATTCGATCTATGATTTCTGTTCAATTACTTGATAATAATGCCAAAGTTCCAACAAAAGCTAATATAAATGACGCAGGATTTGACTTATACTCAGTGCTTGATACCGTCATACCACCAAAACAACGTAAGACTGTCAGAACGGGGATAGCAATACAAATGCCAGAACACTTTGCCGGTTTAATTTGGCCCAGATCGGGACTATCAGTTAAACATGGAATTGATGTTTTAGCAGGGGTAGTGGATAGCGGATATAGAGGAGAAATAATGGTATGCTTATACAACACTTCTGATGAAGTTGTAGGTATAAATACCGGGGATAGAATCGCTCAGATTATATTCCAAGAGGTTCCTCGCGTAAGTATGGAGGTCCATGAAACGTTAGGTTCCTCGCAACGAGGAGACAATGGCTTTGGAAGTTCTGGAAACTAAAGGCTTTATGACCTTTTTGGTGTATAAAATAGTATGATTTTTCAAACCGCATGGAGAAATATTATGCTATCAGACGTTACACCTAATGAAGAATTGACATTAGCAACTTTTGGTTACAAAGTTTCAGATTTGCACAAAGGTTCTCATTCAAAAATAGTAGTGACTTGTGATAATTGTTACTCAAATATACATAGAGAGTGTAGAAATGCTTATGCAAAACATAAATGCCCTACTGTTGTAGAAAATTCAAAAAGATGTTATAAATGCAAACAATGGAAAGATTTAAGCCTTTTTAACAAAAGTCGTAAGCTTTCTGGAGGCGTTTCAAAAGAATGTCGAGAATGCTATAACAAAGAAAAATCAGTTATTAGATGTAATCGATCTAGATCTCGTAGATTTAAATTTGCTATTGAAAATGGAGATTTTGAATTCTATATTAAAAGACGTATTGGTACGATAAAATCTAGAGCAGAAAAAAATGGTATTAAATTTGATTTAGATATAGAATATCTTATTGATCTATGGAAAAAACAAAATGGACACTGTTTTTATTCAAACATACCTATGAAAAATTCTATGAAGCAGGATGGATTTCAATCGTGGGATGGTCCATCTTTGGATAGAATCGAACCGACAGATGGTTATGTGAAGGGGAATGTAATATGGTGTATATTTGGAATAAATTCCTTCAAACAATCATTGGGATTAAAGTCGTTTGAGGACATGATAAAGTCTATAAAATGGTGGTATGAAAACAACCCCCCATGTAACAATGGAGAAATCAATGTCAGCAGCGGCCAACAATCCGAGAAAAAATAAGAAAAACAAGAATCAACCAAAAGACAATGTTCTAGTTGCTAA